AAAAGCGGCGTTCTAGGCCGATACGCGGTTGGATTTCCGCATAAAACTTACACCATGTAAGTTATACAATGTATTTAGCCACAAATGAAAAAGGGCTCCGAAGAGCCCTTTATTCTGTTTACAGTAAAGTAAAAGATTACTTGAAAGAAACGTTCTTAACTGCAACGCGACCTAAGTAGTCAGCGGCATTACCTAAAGAACTTGCTGTGTTTGACAACTCAACATAACCATAACGTGTCATGAATGAAACGACTGGTTCGAATGTTGATGGGTCAAGAACAACACCACTGCTCATCAATGGAATGTATGGGCAATAGAAAGCGGCTGCATCTGATTCTGAAGAACCTTTGTAACCGATTAGAACGTCTTGGGTATCAGTTGCATATGAGTTAACATAAATCTTCATTGCGCCGTTCAATGTTCCAACCATCTTAGTGTTAGTTGGAGCTTCGAATGTGCCTTCTGTAGTGCGAGCAAAAGCAGAAGTTGTAGCAGATTGAAGAATTGTCAATGTATATGGAGATACAACAGCCCAGTTACCTGCGCCACGACGTGTTCTTTGTGCGATCAAGTTAGATACACGGTTGATTTGAACTGCCAATGCGGCATGCTCGTCACCAACGAATGTAGCTGTCCCTGATACAGCTGATTGGTCAAAAGTCTCAGTAGCTGATCCAGCTAATGACAATAATGAAGCAATAATCTCTTGATCGATTTCAGCTGTGATCTCTTGTGCAAGAGCAGCCATAATCTCAGCTTCGATATCAATACCTTGTTGGGCTTGAGCATCTTGTGCTGATTCAAAAGTCCAGCGAGCTGACAATTTACGTGTCTTAGCTTCAACTGTTTGTTTCAAGATTTGAATTGACATACGCTTACCAGCGGCACCCTCAAGAGATGCTGTTGATGTTGCGCGGCCTGTGCTGTCGTTACCTGAGTAACCTTCAGCAATCTTGAATGGACTTAGTGCCTCTTCACCTGCTACAACGCCGTTTGATTGATCAGCGTAGCGGACACGTAAAGTGTGGATTTGTCCAACTGGTCCAGTCATTGGTTGAACGCCAACTAATTCGTTAGCGATAACTGTTGGCATAACACGACGGATTACTGGTAGAATCACGCGGTTTAATGTTGCGACGTTGCCGGCAGAAGTGGCACCAGCTGTTGGAGATTCCATCAAATACTTGCGAGTATTCTCAAGGGTTACACCCATAACTGATTTTTTAGTGCCTTGTAGGCCTTCTAAAAGTGCTTCTTTAGTTTCTGCCCAACGGCCTGTAAGTAGTTCTGACATTTAAATTCTCCTTAAATTTTTAGTCCAGCTAGACGACGAATATCAACGATATTATTTTCGTTTTCACTGCTACGGTTGCTGTTGGAAACTTGTTTATTTCCTGTAACTTCTTTTGCCTCTACAAGTGCCTGTTTCTTCTGCGGAGCTTTCCCAGCAATAACTGCTGGTAGATACTTGTCAAAACTTTCATTAAGTTTTGATGTTTTCACGCTCTCCATTAACTCTTTCATGATTTCACGTTGCTCACCGTTAAGTGGGCCAAGTAATTCACTCATGATTTCTTTACGTTGCTGTGCTTCTTTCAAAGCGGCAACTTCTGCATTCTTGCTTTCTACTAGAGCTTGCGCTTCAGCGGCAGCTTGCGCGGCCTCAGCAATAGCTAGCTCTTTCATGTCTATGACCTTGAGCAATTTTGCAGTTTCTGATTTCTCGTTTAAGTAACTAGTTGTATATTCTGAAGCAAAAGCTTCGAATAGTTTACGACCAAAGTCGTTACGACGAGCTGCCTCGATGTCTTCTTTCAATGATGTTAGCTCAGTGTTTAAATTCTGAGTAACTACTGATTCAACCATCTTAGCGGCACGAGTTACAAATTGTTGCTTAACATTCTTAAGCTCTTCACGTCCTTCACGGACTAGACGAACTTTAGTTTCAGCTAAATCTTGTTTGTCTTTGTAAAACTCTGCAATTTCTTGAGCTAGAGCCTCAACTACGAATTTTTCCAATGTGCCAAATTTATTGGCCATAGCCATTTGATCTTCATGCAATTCAGAAACTTCAGCAGCCAACTGACGAGTAACAAATTCCTTCATTACTGATGCTGTCTTCTTCTTTTCTTTTGCTAGCTTAATTTTCATTTCAGCTAGTTGCTTGCGATCTTCAGCGAACTCAACAAGTTCATTTGATAATTGATCAGTAACCATACGGTCAACAGCTTCAATCATAACTTCTTTGTCATGTTCATATTTTTGTGCAAATTCTTCGCGTAATTGTTGAGCGGCTTGTTCTTTGGCTTCGGTAATACGAGCTTCGAATGCCTGCTCAATAGACTCTTTAATCTCCTCAGAAATCACATTGTTTTCAAATAAACCTTTTAGTGCATCCAACATATGATTCTCCTTGTTATTGGAGTTTGTTTATTATCGCTAATAAACTCTCTTTGAGATATTTTTGCGCCTTGGGATCGCCTTTCACCTCTTGCGCTATGCGCAATGCATTATAACCGCCTCGATTATTCATCAAGTGTTCATAAATTGGTGTAGGATATGCTCCAGGAGCACTAGGTTGAGCTACCATATCTACTGTGATAATCTCAAAATCTGATACTTCACCGGATCCGTCATCTCTGACGTTTCCGGATCCGCGACTTGAAACACCTAACTTGACTCCGCTTTCCAGCATTGTGCGAATTAGTTGTCCCATTGGTGTTGGAAGTATTTTCAACTTCCCGTAACCGTTAGGCCCGTCCATCCACATATTAGTAATCATATGAGACACACGGTCCAGGTTAATTTTTAGATCATCTGGATGATCTACTTCTCCGAGAACTGAATAACCGTTCTGAATCTGATCGTTTAGGGTCTTGACAGCCTTGCCAATCTCATTCACAGGGTAAACACGCTGGTTAGCGTTACGTATACCGCCCTGGATACAAATCCCGGACATGTATAAGTTTTTCCCATCTTTGTCATCAGACTCAACGATCATTTTTGCTTCGTTGAAACTGAGATTCTCTCGGAGGTATAACATATTCTTCAATTAATTAACGAACTTTAGTAGCAATGACACTTTTCTTGTCAACGCCACCTACTTCGCCTTTGCCTTTTTTCTCAGCACCGTGACCTGGTTCTTGTTTCTTGAACCCTGTCTTGCCTGCGTTACCGCCTGGAACATTAATATTACCTGCGTTTTGTAGCTTTGGTGAATTACCTTTTAGCAATCCATTAGTAGCTCCGCCTGATGTTGTTGAAAAGTTTTGTGCAATGTTAGCTGTTGTTCCACCCATTTTGTTTGGACCAGCAACTGGTGACTTAGTGTTTTGTCCATTGTCGCCGTGTTGTGGTGCTGGAACTTTATTAACATATTCCATTACGTGATGAACGTGATGCATTACTTCGCCTTGACCTTCGTCAGCTTCCATATTGCCTATTCCTGGCTCTTCTGCGTCCATTCCACCAAAGTCTGGATCATCCATACCGTCATGGTGCTCTGGCTCATGGTTTTCATCAGCCATTAGTTGTTCAAATTCTGCTTTTAGGTCTTCTAAGGCGTCTTCTAGGTCCATAACGCGATCTTCAATATCGCCTTCACCTTCTTCTCCGTCGTCGTCACCGTCGACATCGCTTACAAAGTCATCTCCAGCGTCGCCATCGACGTCACCAGAATCATCTTCGCCTTCTTCTTCTTCTTCGCCTTCTTCTTCTTCGCCTTCTTCTTCCTCAGCACTTTCTTCTTCCTCTTCATTACCGTAAGGCATAGAAGTGTCGTTAGGAGCACTTTCTGAGAAGTCGCTTTCTAATAATTCTTCGTAGATTTCACGAGATTTTGCTACTACGATGTTGTGAAAAATCTCTTTGGCTGCTTCTTGATCTTCATTGATCAAAGCTTCAAGCATAGCTTCAAATTGGTTGCGGTCAGTCATGTTTATTCTCCTGTTGGTATTATATGGTGACAAGGCTGTATTATATTTACACTAAAAGTGTAAAACTAGTGTAATATAGCCTAAAAACGAAGTCTTTTTTATATTTTTTATGCCGCAGGTGCTTCTGCTGGCGGAGTTGCATACATAGCATGAATAAATTCTAATTCATTTTCTTGCTCTAGAATGTGTGCTTCACTTGATTTACGTAACTCATTAATTTGTCTAAGAGTTAGTCGCGTCTTTCTTGTGTCGCTTCTATGCAGAGCAGACATATCTTTCTTTGGATCGTATCTCAGATCGTTAGCAATATGTCGAGTATCTGGATCAATATAAAAAAGTTCGCGTAGGATCATGATGTAT